ACGCTCGGAGCGGTGAGCGGCTGTTCCGGAGTAATACAGGCAGGCCGGATCGTCCGGATTGCTCATATGTTCCTCGATCATAGTCTGCCGTTGAGGATCTCGAAACAGGTGTAACCAGCGCGGGCGGTTGTGAACTAAGGTGATTCCTTCGATTACCGGCTCTTCTTCGCTATATTCCGGAGGGATTACCAACCTGTTATGTACGGCTCGTTCGAATTTGGCCCCAATCCCGTTCTTCCACAGCCTTGTTTGCCTCGGCTGCTCGCGCATGGGGCCGTCAAACATGTCGATAATGATCCCCATCCGCACGAACTCAGGAACCTGTTCCAGAGCAGCCTTCCAGCCACTCGCTAATTTAGGAGCGCTGTCCAGAAACTCGTGAGCATCTGAGAAGGCAATCCATTCTCCAGTGCAATAGCCGATCAACTCGTTTCTGGACGCGCTGAAGTTCTCGTTGAACTCAATGTCTACGATCCTCCCAGAACCAACAGCGTCGATGGCTTTCTGCGCTGCTTCCCTGGATGGTTTCCCGTATTTTTCGATATGGAAGTTGAGGTCGATCTCAGACATGTTCAAACAATCGGCTATTTCAGCAATCGTAGCCCGACGTTTGTTCTTGGTAGCCTCAAGGAAAAGCGTTTCCGCTACCTCTGGCATCTCTTCGCAGAGGATTTTATGTGCAATAGCCTGCGGGGAGTCCGTAAGTGTGTCCAAGCCTATGACAACTTCTGTTATAAGTGGTATCCACGAACAGATCGATTCTTCGATTGTTTCCCATTCGTCACGGGCTAAAACCATGAGTGAAATGGAAGGGAGCCAATCCGGCCTGTGTGGGCGAAATGGCTCCCCTGATTTAACTGATTCTTCCACAATTTGTCTTACAATAAGGTCTTCATTCGAAACTGGGTACATTAATCCCTCGTTTTACTTGTCTTTCCAACCCGGCAGTCTGCGGGCAGGTTTGGGAGTTTCTTCTACTTTGGGCGGAAACAGGCTAAGCAGAGGTGGTTTCTCTGGTTGCACAGCCGGTATTGGCTGCGACTCTACTGCGGGCGGAGCCACTGCGGCGGCGGCCTGCACTGGCTGCTCTCCGGGAAGTTTGAACTTGCGTCCAAACATCTCAACAAGATTCTGTGGTTCGACCGGCATCTTTGACTCGTATTCGTGAACGGCAATATACCCGCTCTTCGCAATACTAGAACTGATAGCGTGATCAGCCTCTTCTTTTGTGATCCATGGAGAAACCCCGTTCTTATAAAACAGTTTCCCCATCTGTCCGGTAAAGGCTGGGTTGCCCATTGTTACTTGATACAGATAAAACTTCATGATCTACCTCCAGTAGTGTGTTGGGGAGTGGGGTTTACGGCACCGGGTTCAACGCCCACTGACGGACTACCACTCCCCACCAGCACTATTTCTTTTCAATAAACAACGATACCCTGCCAGTTGCTTCTCCGGCATTCTCAACCAAAAGGTTGATCGTGCCGTACATTGGAATAGGCCACTTCCCGCTATACAAACCAGCCGAATTAGTGGCGCTTTGATTCATACCCGCAGATTGTAGAAGATCTACTCCGTTGGGGTCGTTGAGAGTCACGTCATACAGATTCGTAGGACTCCCATCCCCGGCTCCCGGAACAATCTCCACGTGCATTAGACTGGCATCAACGTTTTCGAGGTTAAAATCTACCTCTCCAGTTGCGTTTGAAATCCAGTCCAAGTTAAGGATCTGAACGTATCCAGTGTCGGCATACCCATAGATTGACGTTGAAGGCATTACTATCCCTTTTGTAGCCTCGATAACCACTCCGTGCAGGTTGGCAGTACGTGTTGGAGTCGGAGTATAGGTTACTGTTGGCGTTTTGGTAACAGTATTGGTCGGGGTCTTAGTTATGGTAGGCGTAGGTGTCTTAGTCGGTATAGTAGGAGTAGCCGTAACCGTGAAAGTAACAGTCGGAGTGACAGTCGCGGTAACAGTAGCAGTCGCAGTTGGATCGTCGCAGTATCCCACAGTGCACCATAACAGAACTGCAATAATTAACAGTTTTTTCATTTTATCCCCTCTTTTAACTTGAGAACAACACCATCACATCCAGTTCATCGGCCTCAGTTTCGCCAGTAATGCGAAGAATTTTATTAGTCGCACCAACGGCGGCCTTTGACAAACTTGGATAGAAAGAAGCCCAAGCATCTTTGGTCGAAGTTGCTTCCAACTCCAGATTGAATGGATCTCCCAAACCAACGTATCCGTCAGTAACATCTGAGGTAATTGCTACTGGACTAGTGTTCCCGGCTTTTGACTCAAAATAGATTCCGAGAACTTTGTATCCATTGCCATCAATGTTTCCCACAGAGCCTTCAATAGCCCTGAGATCAATATCTATCACAAATGGAGTCGCAGGAACAATAAACTTGGACGAAGCAATGTATTTGCAGTCAGTTGAGGCCCAAGTTTCTGTGTTGCTAATAAGACGGGTCACAGTGTTTGCTGTTGCCGTCCCCAAATCCACAGTAATCGCAGGGATGACTTCCACCACCCTGAAAATACTGGAGAGACTTCCACTTACTGTAGCCATTTCGCATCACATCCTTTCAATTTGGACGGCAGGCGAGAGCGTATAGGGACACTCCCGCCATCCGTCTCGTCAATTAGTTCTTCAGTTTGATGTTGACTGCCTGGGCAATAGCCTTCTGCGCACGGAGCTCCATGCCGAAGTACCAACGGCCCCTGATGTAATCTTCATCAACGGTTTCTTTGGTTCGCATTGGATCAAAGGAAAGGCCAAGAACAGTGCCCTGACGACCCGCACGAATAGAACTCGGATAGAAGCCTTTAATACCGTCAGATCCAAAAGATCCGGCGATAATACGGTGTTTCCCAGCTCCACCAAAAGTGGTCTCGGTACCCATCCAATCCGATTCGTAAATCGGAACTCCGCCAAAGGCCGGAATAGCACGTTCGCCGATGGTCAGATAACCGCCCGGACCCACGTAAGCGTAGGGCTGCATGGTCATCTGCCAAGTATTGCCACCCATAGCCATACCAAGCGCATAGAGGTCATTCACCACGCCAGTGTCGGTCAGGTAATAGTCTACCTTACGACCCTTGATGCAGTTCGCCAGTTTACGCATGGTGAGCAGGGTAACTTCCCCACCGGCAGTGGTGTCAGAGACTTCCAACTGTTGGGTAGCCCCAGCAGCGTTAGCCAAGCCACGAATACCAAGGAAAGTGCCTTCGTTAGTGCCTGGTCCGTTGATGATCAGGTTGTCGAGGGCCAAAGCCAACTCGATACCAGCATTCTCCATCTGGACTGCCCACGGATCTTCGATAGTATGGGCGGTCTGGACTTTAACGTTCATCGGGATCTGTACAATCAGAGTCCCGGCAGTGTCGGTCACGCTAGTGAAGGTTGCATAACCTTCAGAGATCTGATCACCAATCTGGCTGTTTTTAACCAGTACGTTAGTTGATTCACGGCGGTACGGTCCGTTGACAATACCGTTGATAGCCTTCACTGGCAAAGCGGCGGCGAAAGTGTTGTGATACAGGGTCTCGCGAACTACAGACATAGTAAGCGGATTCAGTTCACGGGACAGGTTCGTAGCCAACTCGGCCAGAGTCATAGTCATGCTTGCAGAAGCCATTTTTTAATCCCTCGAATTACTTATTCAATCCCAAGTGCTCTGCGTCCCTCTGCTTGCCGTTCTGGGGAAAACGGGCCTGGTACGACGGGCTGGGATTTAGCGCCGGTAAATCCAGCGCCTTCCGTAGCCGATCTGGAAACCGGGGTAAACCGTTTTCCAATATCGGTATTCTTAAACTGCTGGAAGAAATCTTCAGCCGACGTGTACGTTCCTGCACCGTTAAGAGGCATGGAAGGATCATCCGCTCTTACGACTTGAGGAACACCGCCGTAATCAAGGGCGAAATCAACTCCCGTCTGTCTGGCGAGCAGCAGAATACTCTGCGGATCTTCCAGTCCAGAAGACTTGATGATCTCTTCCACTTTGGCAGAGACTTCTCTTGTCTTGATTTCTCTTTGAAGCGTTTCATTCTGTTTGCTCAAATCTTCGAACTTCTTCTCAAATTTCTTCTCGATAGAAGCCAGCGTCTTTGCAATCATCTGAGACGCTTCGTCTCCTCCCACAACAGCCGGGAGGGGGGCAGGAGATTCCTTGGGGGAATCAGTTATAGGTTTCTGCGCAGCAGCCTTAAGCCCTTGCGCGTAACTTGTCTTTGAAATTCGATCAACTTCGTCTTTAGAGCGAAACTTCTCAAGCAAACTTGCTTTAAGAACTTCCACCTTTTCCGGCTCCAGTTCCAGACCCACTTCGCTTAATACTTGGTCCAGACTGCTCACCGCTTGCTCGCGCTCTGCCTGCCTGTCGATCTTTACTTGATCTGTCACTGGGTCCATCATCACTCTCCTTGGTCGGGTCCACGATAGGGGTACCCTTAATTTCATCCATGATCTTAGTCATGACATCATCCGTACACTCACCGCGCAAGGTTGTTGAAGCAAACTTGCGTTTCTTGGCCTGCAAAGCGGTTGGTGATTCCGCCAGCACGTTACAAACAGCCACTGCCTCTTCCGCCTCCTCCAACACTCCACGGAGGATATGATCGTCCGGGAATTTAGCGCGTCCGGTAAACGGAGACGAAGCATACCGGGAGCGTTTGTGCAGCAACTGCATGACCTGTAAGAGTTGCGGTTCAATGGTATCGCCTGCGCAACGCAGCAGGTTGGTCATTGAGTCCACATCATAAGCCTTTGACCGCCCGGATTTCTCGGACGATCCCTGATCCACAGTTGTTATTCCCACACCCTTCGATAGCATCTTAATCCGAGTGTATAGGTGGTCTATTACCTGGAGATGGGAAAGTGGCAACTGAGGGTCAGGTGAAGCAAAGAAGGGAGCAAACCCTTCAGATCCGGACACGAGCATGGCTCGTGTGTCACCGACATGCAATTCTTTTCTTTCATCACGCCGCGAAGTAGCCGTGGCGATCACGAAAATAGAGAACATCTGGTTCAACATAATCTCGCACAACCCACTGAAGAGTTGGTAGATCAAAAACTGGATATCGTAGATCTCTTCGATAATAGGCGGAACGAACATTTTACCCGGTTCGGGGGTCATCCAATAGAACCTGACGAACGGTACCACTCCTAGATCATGGGAAACTATTTCTTCTTTGAACTTCCCTTTTTCTTCGGGGTAGTAGATGCTGATTCTTTGTTTGTCGAGGATGTAGTACTTGTAGGTGGCTGTTCCTTGGGTACCAATCTGGTTACCATCGTTCCATCTCCTTTTAATATTATATGGTTCTCGAATCTTAACCCATTCGAGTTGAAACTCGTCATCCCATTCCCAGTCGAGAATGTTTTCGGGTGATACCGAGCGCAGAAACGGACGTACTCCACTGCGTTCAGCATCAAGCATAGTCACTATCGGAGTATTGCTACGCCGGACATCGATAACACATCCCTGCATCCCAAGGGTAAGGGATTTGTATATGAGCGATTTAAGGAAGTTGTAAAGGTCAGTACCAAGCAGATCGATGTTGCGGGTCAGGTCGAGATAGAAATCTCGTTTAACCTTGTCTTTTTCATCCGGAGAATACAATGATATGTCCGTCCCCGGCCCAAACAGTCTGGCAACCCAGTCGGTAGCGACTTCACGGCCCGATGATTCGTACACCGCGAATTTCTTGCGGTACGCAAACATCTCAGCGTTCTCTGCTTTTTCGCGCGGATGCTCGATCAAATAGTTGGCTTCAGAAAACTTCTTTCCGCCAATCTCTGAGTTAGCCCAGAACTTCCAGCCACGCTCCCCAGCAAACTCGGTATACTCAGGATGAGTCGTAGCAAACGCGTCTGCCGCACCAATGGTGTTCAACAGAAGGGCCGTTCCCTCTGCCTTGTAATCGTCATCTACTCCGGGTACCTGCGTGTGCATATCCATAGTGAATATAATATACATTCCCTAGATCGTTATTGTCTAGCCCCAATGTGCGACAGTAATCCCGGTCACCATCTGACAAAAATACACCAGATAACCGAGTGCGTCGCTTGGATGCTCCCCGACTTCTTTATTCTTCCTGGCTTTCTTGGGAACCCGCGTTCCTGGCATGTAAGCCGTGTTCAGAAGCGAGTCAATCAATTCCTGGCATCTGGGGTCGATTGTGATCTTATCGGCTCTGAAGGCTTCCTGGACCGCTTCAATACGGTCAACGATGTTTGGGTTCTTGCGTGGACAGACAACATCGAGTCCGTGTTCGACAAGAATGTCCATATCCGACATAGAACCGTAGGCACCCCCAGCGGTGGTACAGTGGCGGCAGGAAGCGTCTGGGTAGACAACGATATGTTTACCGGGGAACTTCGATAGGAGTGTCTGGCAGGCATCGAAAGTCGTTGCTTCAGTCTCGATAATGATCTGGTCGAAGATAAACAGGTGGTCGTCAACCAAATGGGCGATCTCCCAGCACAACGGGCTGCGGTTGAAGTCCATTCCAACATGAATCTCCGCCCCATGGTCATAATTGACGGTCTTGATATGTCTGTCAGGCTTGAATTCTGTGTATACGCGTTCGGAGTCGATGTCCACAAACTCACCCAGCACCTCTTGCCGGTACTTGTTGTCGTCATACGACTTCATGTTGTTGAGGTAATTGGCGTTCAGATAGGTGTTGTCGATGGAAGTAGCCCGGATCATCTTATACCCCGGGCGCTTTTTGAGCGTGTCCGCGAACATATAGTAGAACCAGTTCCTCCCGTTGGGGCTGGTAGCGATGCGGATCTTATGGTTTTTGGTGTGAGGGCAGCG